CGATCTCGTGCCGGATCAACGGATCGGCGGGCGCGACAGACTCAGGCGGCGGCGGGCTGCACTCCAGCGCCACGACGCTGGGCGTAGGCAGAGGGTCGAACGCTGGCACCTTTTGGGACGGCGCGATCTCCGAGGTGCTGATCTTCGACGGTGTGCTGGACGAGGAAGAGATAGAAGAGCTTGAGTTGTATCTCGCTGACCGCTACGGGATCCAGGTGTAGCCGTGGACTGGCTCGTGCTTCCCACCGTAGCAGCCGCTCAGGCCCGCGCTGCGGCACTCTCCACCGCCACGGGATACCCGCACCCCGAGACGGGAACCGAGCGCGCCTCGCTGCCGATAGAGCACCCCAGCAACGGGCAGGGCGCGGTGCCGGTCAAGGCCGGGGTCTGGTCGTGGGTGGCTGGCGCGCTGGTTGACATGTCTTCTTTATTGACAGATGCCGAGCGGTCTGCACTGTATGACCGCGCGGAGATGGATGCGGCGGGCTGGTTCCCACCGATCCCGCCGCCGGGGTAGCCTGTGGGAACGCTCAACATCAAGACCATTGACCCATCCGCAGCCCTCAAGGTTGCGCTGTGGGCGGTGCCTGTCCTGTTCGGCCTCGGTGCCATGTATCAGTCGTTCGTTGGCAGCAGCGCCCAGGTAGCCGAGGTCGCCGTTGAGATAGAGGAGCATGCGGCCCTGGAGTCGCATCCCGTGACCGGCGCGCGGCTGGAGATCATCGTCACCGAGCAGCGAGCGCTCCGCGAGGATGTGGCCGAGCAGGCGATCAGCATCGCCGCGATCTGTCAGGCCACCGGAGCAAGCTGCCGCTGATGCCGAAGTTCAGCCAGAGAAGCCGGGACCGGCTCGCTACCTGTCACCCCGATCTCGTCCGTCTAATGGATGCGGTGATCGAGCACATGGACATCACGATCTTGGGTGGCCATCGCAGCGTCGAGGAGCAGGCAGAGTTATACAGCAAGGGCATGACCAAGCTCGACGGCTCGCCCGGCAAGATGAGCAAGCACAACCACAGCCCGAGCCTTGCTGTAGACTTCAGCCCCTGGCCCATTGACTGGCGCGATCGTGAGCGCTGGATCGCTGCGGCCTATTACGTGAAAGCAACAGCCGATCAACTCGGCATCAAGGTGCGGTTGGGCGCGGACTGGAACGGAGACATGCGGTTCTCTGAGTCCTTCTTCGACGCCCCGCATGTGGAGATCGTGACATGAGCAAGAGAGTCAAGGGCAGCTTGGTGGCTGCGGCCATCCTGGGGATCCTGATCTGTATGGTGATCATGCAGTGGGAGGGCTTCAGCGACGACGACGACAGCGCAGACGCACTCGGTAACGACGACAGCTCAGACGACGACGACAGCGGCAAGTACAGGAACCTTCCGCCAGCGCCGACCAAATGACAGCGTCTGACTACCTGGAACTGCTCGCAAGGGGCGCTGGGATCTCTCTCGTGACCTACGCAGTCATCGGTCAGGTGGTGAAGCCGGGTCTGCGGATGCTGGCGAAGTACCACTCTCAGCCGGTCGGCAAGCTGACCAAGGGCCAGGAGGAGCTTTACCGCTGGCTAACCCGCACCCTCTGTGTTGTTATCGGCGGCCTTCTCGGCTGTCTCCCAATCTGGCCTGAGTGGTTCCAACTGAGTTGGGGTCCACTCATTGGCTGCATCGCGGGCTCCATGGCCCCTGGTATTTATGTTGCAGTTTCTAAAGCCCTTCCAGAAAGGCTCCGAAAGATCATTTCCGGCGCTTCGGTTTCGGGGAAGAACTAATGAGCGGCGCTCTCGTCAGCATGGCTGTCATCTTGGTGGTGTGCTTGGTTGTTACTGGCGTTGTGGCGGCGAAGAACGAGAAGCTCAGAACGAAGTTGGTTGGGGTAGGTCTTGGGATTGCAGGTGCCCTTGCTGCAGTCGTTGCGGTGCTGACTTTGCAGCGGGAAAGGGATAGGGCCAAGGAGGTTGCTGCGTCCACCAATAGCGTGAAGCATGGCAGGCAAGACGCTAAGGACGACGCCAAGGAAACCGAGAGGGCTATTGAGAGGGAGGTCGCCGTCGAAACGGAGACCCACAAAGAGGCTGCCTCTGAGCAAGATGAGTTGAAGGAGATGAAGCGGGAGCGTCTCAAGACATGAGCCGACTGCCTGTTTTTATACTGCTTCTCTTTGCTGTTGGGTGCTCTCCACTGCACTACGTCAGGAAGACGCCCATAGAGCCACCACGTCCCATCGAGGCCCCTGACCTAACCCACCCCACCCTTGAAGACTTCGACTGCCCCAGATACACGCTGACGCCCTCTACGGGGGTGTGGGGTGAAGGTGCTTGGGGAGACATTGGTGGTGGTGTTGAAGTTGTGCTTCCTCAAGACAAGCACCCTGCAGTAGACCGCTATGGGAAGAGCAAGTGTAGGCACATCGTGCTTGCCCCTGGTTGGTGGGTTACAGCAAGGGAAGCAAGGGATAGGTATCCTGTTGTTCGCAAGCAGTTGTCTTTATGGGTGGACTACTCTTCCAGGGCTGCTGAAAGGCACCAGAAAGAGAGTGAAGAAATCGCAGAACTACTTAAGATGTCGAGGAAGCGTCAGGTTGAGGCGGCGTTTGTTGGTGCTGGGGTTAGTGCTGGTGCAACAACCCTCGCAATCTTGTTGTTACTCTTGAGTGTGAGGTAGCAGATGTCTGGTTCAGTTGGAGCAGTGATAAAAATCCCAGCGGCTGCTGGTACATACCTAGCAAAGTATGCCCAGGTCTACACCGAAGCCGAGATGGACCCAATTCAGGTTGGAACCTTCAGCGGTGGTGGACTTATTTATGCGGTGGAGATCGACTCGACCGGGTCTAGTGTTGACTGCTATGCAAGGATTTACTTCGCGACGGCCCTCCCTGACCTTGCTACAAGAGATGGGGATTTGATCTTGAAGTCGTACTCGAACAAGAAGATCCAGTACACCTTTGCCGATGGGCTTTCGTTTGTTGGGGCAAACAAGAGTTTGTGGATTGGTGTCTACACCACCTCGACAATAATGACGACCGCTGCTTACCCCGGTGCCAGCATCTCAGTAAACATCCTCTACACGCCTAGCTAGCGAGACCGACATGGCAACCTACAGCGCATCACCATTTACAACGTCGCTACAGAGCAACCTTGTTGTTGTTGACGACATAGACAACACCTCTACCGGAGTGGACCTTACGGGCGCTCCTGGAGCTATCAATGTCATCTACATCAAAAACGGTGCAGAGGAGCGAGCGTTCCTTAATATCTATGACGATGCGAGCCCTGCGCTCGGCGCAACCGAGCCAGACTGGGTGTTCCCTGTCACCAACGGAAGAACCTATGTAGTTGGTGTTGATATTGGGGCCGACTTCACATCAGCCCTATCTCTTATCGGCTCGCTGTCTTTGGGCGGCGCTGCGGGATCATCACCATCCGACCTTGATGTTCGGGTGATTGCATCCGGTGGCTCCGCTGACTAACCCCGCCCAGGAGAAGTGATTCTATTCCGTTGCGCTCTGCATCGTAGCGGTGTAGCTTTCACCAAGAAGAGAGACCCCCTATCTCTCTCCCTCTCCAGGAAACGGCGTTCCCACTGACCGGGAGCGCCGTTTTCCTTTAGAGCCTCCTGACCCCCCAGTGCTGCGAGAACCTGAAGGACGCGCGAGGCTTCCTGTCCATACGGATCCAGTTCTCAAAGCCACACTCGCAACCCTGCATCCAGAATGGCGGGAAGGTCAGCCCAGACAGGTACTCCTTCTCGTCCAGGTGAGCGGTGGCTTTCGGCCTGACCATCTCCCAAGGCCCGTAGCTATGCCTGTGTTTTCTAGGCAACTGTCAGCCACTCCCCACGTCTACAGGCGGCAGCGCCTTCTTAGCCGCCTCTATTGCATGGACAAAGCCAACCGTCTTCCTTGTCATCGCATCCACAAGAGGCTTCAACTTGGCGATTGCCTCCACACGCACGGACCTTGGGGCACCCAGGAGTGGGGTTGGATCGCCAAGCGGCTCAAGAAACCTTTTCGAGCAACTCTCGCTGTCACCGTCTTGCGTCCATTCTTCGTGAGCCCCCATTCGACGCACCGCCAGACACCATTTTGAATCGGTCTTTGTGTATCCTAAGACCCAAACGATCCTGAAATGCTCCAGCGGAAAGCTACAGTCGCCCAGCCCTTTCTTCGACTCCCACTGGCCTTGGTTCATGTGGTGCTCGGTAGCGTCTAGCCAACAGGTCAGCCCAGTCCCTGACAACCTAAGACGTTCCTCTACGGAGGCTATAAACCCATTAAGCTCATCTGTCCTATCGTTTAGCGCGTGCGCTTCTCTGGACAGGCTTTGTAATGAATGTTCAAGACTCATTGTTCTAACCCCTTCTTTCTGGAGCAATCGTTAGCTTCTGCCTGTATGGCAGCGCCTCGTCGTTGCTGTTCATGTGTTGCTCCTTCTGGTGTGTGTTGAAAAGAAATTGGTTTGGTTGCCAGTTTGACCACCTTCTAGGCAGGCGTCCGTTCACCCTGTCGATGGGTTAGATCGACCCTGGCAGGCATAGACCTGAAGACCGAAAACATGGATACCCATGTAACCAAGGCACACCAGTCTCACGAGTCTCACCTCGAAGGAGTGTGGCCCCGGCTAGAACAAGTCGTCTACTCCCTCATCCTCATCATTATCTACGGGCTGAACTGGCTCATCGAAATGAATCACCTTGTCAATGTAGAGGTTCGCGTACTTGCCCTTCGTCTTCTGCGTTACCTGAACGTGCTTGCCAACAAGATCAAACAAGACCCTGCCAGTCCTTCCGGTGTCCTTGTCATACATGTCTGACCACTTAGGAATGCGACCAGTCACTGTCTTGATAGCCCTCTTGATGAACCTGATTGAGTTGGGTCCAACCGCAGAGAAGCTCTGTAGCTGTGCTCCAGCCGCTGCCCCACCAGTCACCTCGAACCAAAAGACTGTGAAGTAGTCCCTGTCTCCGTTATCAAGCTCCTTCGCGAAGACGGAGAACTCCACGATCTTGGCGTTGTACGCCCCGTCAGGAACCTTGTCAGCGTCGTCTTTGCCGCGCCGCTTGACCTCCTGGTCTCCGTCGTCCGTTTCGGTCTCGTCAAAAATGTCTTCGATGTCAGCCATTGTCTTCTTGCTCCTTTGTAAAGCTGTTCTTGAAAGCTCCCTGCAACGCAGCGAAGCTCATGTCTACTGTCTCTGGAAGCATCGCGTCCTTGTGACCGCGAGCCTTTACCTCAATGCGCTCCCTCTTGTTCTCAACAGGCTGCGTCCTGATGATGCGCTGGTTGTCCTCCGTTAGCTCGCAGCGAAGGATGAAGTCCATGGCCGCGTGCAGCGTTCCGCGAGCACTGTTTGGGAGGGCAGAGGTTATCCGCTGCCTACCCGTCGCCATATCCCTGGAGCCAATCCGCTCCACGATCTCTTCGGACTTCTCGTGGCCGATAAAGACAGTGCAAACAGGCAGCGTTCTCAGCTTTGCCAGCATGTTCGTCCACTCTCTATTCACCGCTCGCCAACCCCTACCCCAGTCTCCATCAGCCACATCGGTCCAGCCGTTAGCCTCGCAGACATAGGTTGAACAAAGGGCGTAGGCCACATCAACCGTGTCTAGGATGATTGTCTTGTAGCCGTGCTTCTCGGTCCTCAGAGCCTCTAAGACAAGCTTCATGTCCTGCCAGCTACTAACTGGTATGGATGCCGCGTGCATAGCCGTGGTGCCCTGCTCAGTGGCTATAAACACCGGGGCTGGGAACTGGTTTGCAAGCGTTGTCTTGCCGACACCGACGCTTCCGAAGAAGAGCCATGAGTAGTCAGCCATTCGTGTACTAGGAGGCGTTGCTTCTTTGGGTATCATCCCCATTGCTTTTCCCCTTTCTGATCTCTCTGTGTTTGGTATCAAGCCGCTTGAACGTATCTTCAACAACGGCTCCTGTGCATAGGTCAAAGTAGGGGCATCGGCCCCGGTTAAGGCATGACTGCGTTGACCTGATCGCAGGCACATCTCCCTTCTGTATCTGTAGGACTCTTCGGTGGGTAGCCCACGCTTGGTGCATCCACTCCTCGATCTGACTATCTGTCCTGGTCACAACCTCCTCGAAGAAGTAATGCTCTGGTCTATCCAAGTAGTCCAGTCGCACTCTCTCTCCATAGTCGGTGATGGTCTCAGTTTGCTTCTGCCGGATCGTTGGCTTCTTGATCACGCGGTAAATCATCTTCCGTATAGGTCGCCTGTACAGGACGCTTGCCGCGTACATGTAGGTCGTTACCTGGAAGTCGATCTCAAGTCGCCTCATGTAATCTTCGTTGACTGCAGACGCCGTCTTCCACTCGCCCAACACCCACTCACCGGGTGCTGCTGGGTGAGTGCCAGTCCATACCCCATCAAACACTCCGCTAAGTCGGTGTGCCTTGCTTGATCTCCCCGTCTTTGGGTTGACAAGCGGCACCTCGAACTGCACCTCGTGTTTGTCGGGCCAGACCGACCACTGCTTCAACGCTCCCCCGACCATGGCGGCGACCTGGGACCGACGCACCCTCTCGGATACGCTGGACCCAGGCCAACCGTCATTGTCTTGGGAGTCCATGGCGTCTAACGCAACTCTGACTGAGCCATGCTCAAGGCCAGCGTGGACAGCGCTTCCCATCGCTAACGCCGGGTGCTCCTCGAAGGGAGTCAGGCGCTTGTTGTAGCGAATGTTATGGCGCTCTTCACATCGGCTGAACGTGACTAGCTCTGTCTGTGTAAGTAATTCCATGGTGTCCCTTTTCTCAACACATAAGTGTTGAGTTTTTAGACAAGCTCTCTAAGGACGCTTGCACCGTTGCGAATGAACTGCGCTCCTGAGCCCATCATCAGGGACTCAAACCGCTTGCTCTGATCCCCACGGGTAGTGCGGTGGTAACCAGCGAACTCAGTCAGCGCGTTGTACGCACCCCAGGCAGTTCCACGAACACCAGGGATACTCGATCCGCGACCGTCAACGTACAGGCTTGTGAGCGTGCTCCGATTGTTCTCGGTGCGGGTGACCGCTCGCTTACTCACGTTGCCGTCTGCGTCCTCTTCTGGCGTGGGGAAAAGCTCCATGCAGAAATCAATCCAGTCGGACTGAGGCATGGGGATGTCCGCAAGCTTACGCATGAAGTCATCCGACTCCTCGAACGCCTTCTGAGAGATCCCCAGGACGCGCCTAGCCTCCCCAGTCTTCAAGGACATGTTCTTGGTGTGCCGGATGCTGACACCCTCTCCTCGTGCCTGCTGGAGCGCCACAGAGGCGGTGTTCGCACAGACCACACGCACCGTGGTGAACACACAGCGGAACGCAGTGGACCCATCGTGTCCTGTGTACAGGAACAGGTAGTGATCGATCTTGTCGTTCGGGACAATCTCAGTAGAGCCGACCTTCCCCAACAACCACACCTGACGACCACCATTGAGTTCACCAGCGGTGTGGATGCGTAGACTCCCATCACCAACCAGTTCATCAGCGAAGACAGCCATGTCCTCGTTCTGGAACAGGTGATAGTTCTTCTTCACAATCCCGAAATTGGTGTTGTCTGTATCGCGAACGATTGCGCGGTATTCCTCTAAGCGGTGACTTCCGTAGGGCACCCCGTCGAGACGGTCGATGTCCACAGCATCACTGGTGGTGAACAAGGGACGCTTGCTCACAGTCCAGAGGCAGTCCGTTGCCTGAAGAGCCTCCTTTGTAAGAAGTCCCTCCTCTCCCACATAGGTGCCAATGTCTGTCCATGGGGTAGCTCCCTTGTAGTTTCCGACAGAGTCCCAACCAAAGTTTCCAGAAATAGCCATAGTCTCTCTCCTTAAAGTGATGAGGGCATAGCCCACCATCGGTTGTGGCCGGGACAACAACTGTCCCGCCCTGCTCAATATCTCGATCCCCACTGCCAGCATGCTGTCGCTGACAAAGTAAATATACCAGTCTCTTTCTATGTGAGTCAACTGCAGTAGGCTACTAACCTAGTAGGCTACGTAGGCTACGTATAAGGGAACAACGTTCCCTACTTGTAGGCTAGTAGGCATAGGTGTATACCTAGTAGGCTACTAGGTTACGTAGGGGGAGTAGGTCTACTGTAGTTCTTGGGGTTAACAGTCGCCTCAAAGAGCGCCCATCCGGGGAAGGGGTTCCGAATGGACGCCGCTTTGAAGCCGCGAGGGGCCACATGAGCTAGGCCCACGGCATGCGACTACTAAGCTGAACCTAGCTCGCCGCACAACCGCTGTCTAGCTCGTGCCAGCCTTCTCGTAGCTCTCTCTCATCCTCTCAGTCATAGACAGAACGCCCCTTCTCTTCCTGGCCTGCTGAACCGCAGCCCTGGACACCCTCTCTCCAGTCTTTCTCTCTATGTCGTTGGCGACCATCTGATCAGACCAGACCCCAAGCATGGGGTGATAGTCATCTTCACAGACCCTCTTGTTTAATCGAATCTGCACGCCCAGGCGCACTAGATTCTCTCGCACAGTCAGTCGGTTAAGCTTCCACTTCTCTGCAACAGCAGAGAGCGTCCGAAGCTCTTCGTAGTCTGCCAAAATCCTCTCGTCTTCATCCTTCGTGAAAACTATCTTTGCTGGTGTCATTCAAGCTCCCTTCTCCTTCACTCTCATGTTATCGACGCTAGCCCCACAGGTAATGCAGGACTCTGGGAACGACTCCACTGTCCGCCCCAGGTAACCAGTGCCACACCCACATCTTATGTCATACAGTTGACTCTTTGCAACTGTGCTGCGGCCCTTCTTCCCCTTCTTCTTGGTTGACGCTGCCTTCCTGTAAGCCTTCAGTTGAATTACTGTCACACTCCCTCTCTTTCTCCTGGCCTAGCTGGCGTATCTCCAGGCTCTTTATGTTGTCGTTTGGCATGAGCACGCCAAGCTCACCCATCTCTTTGATCGCATCTGCCACAACATGAGCAACAGAGTTGCCAATTGCGAGCGTCTCGATCCTTGTTCCGCAGGTAAGGACTACGGTTATCGTCCACATGCCTCAGCCCTGGCCTCCCACAAACCGTCCTCGTTGAAGCCGGTAGGCATCGTGACCGTGTAGCCCTTGATGTCTCGCAGGAAGGCTAGGATCGCGGCTGCATCCGCGTAACCTATGCCCGTCATTCGGTCCAGGAACCACCATGCAGGCATCGTGGATTCTGCAGCCAGTTTTGTTACTGCCTGCACGTCGCTAGGTGCGTTCACCCAGACGAATAGGTTTGTTCCCTTCTTTAGGGTGGTACACACCAACTCATACCGGGTCATGTTCCCCGGTTGCCAGATGTGGATCAGTTCACCCTCTTCGTGTTCGTGTTTCTTCATGACTTCTCTACCTCCTCTGTCTTCTGCAACACCCTCTTGGCGTCCTCGCGTAGCCACCTGACTACCTTGTGGTTGAACTTCGACCGACTTATCGGAGAGATGTTTATCATGAGGCCGATGTGAGCCTTCACTTCGTCGGGCGTAATGAACCTCTTGTTGTCTGTGCCGTCTGATGTGAAGCACCCGATGGTCATCTCGCAGAGTCTTAGCCGTGTCCAGAACTCCTCCCAATTGCTCTCGGTGATCTCGCCCAGACCAATAAACATGGAGCACTGCTCAAGGGCAAACGTGACGCCGTTCAGCTTCCGTATCTTGGTCTTGTCTTCCTTGTCGTAGAACCATGGGGTCGGGTTCAGGGAGATGAATCGGGTGGTCGATCCGTCTTCGTTTACCTGCTCCTCTCTGTTCGGATTGACGAGCCCTTCGAGGGTCTCCCCCTCATCCAGATCGTCTTCCGTCATGCAGACAAAGCATGTGGTCCTCCAGTCCTTGATGCTCTCTCGGTTTGTTATTAACGACATAGCTACTCTCCTTCTTGTAACGGGATGCTTTCCCGGATCGCTGTACGCAACATCACCATGAAGTCACGCGTTCTCTTGGTGTCCTCCTCGTCTGGCTCCATGAAGCTGGGAGTTCCAGCGTCCAGGTGCCAACTAAGCACTCGTTCAAGGCTCTCTATCGTGTCCGTAGACATGGGGATCACGCGGTTGCTCATGCTTGTGTCTCCCTCCTTGATGGGCACCGCCACAAACGGCTCCCTTGGGTTGGCGGCATTCGGGTCTAGTGCTGGTCGCGTCCTTCTAGGCTTCGCCTCTTGGTTGGCTATGTCAGCTTGCATCATCAGGCTCTAGCTCGTTGCCGCTCATGCCTCCTCCTCGTCGTCCTCGCCGGGAGGGCTGATGTTGATAGAGAGCCGATACCATCCATCGGAATAGTTGTCCTCTCCCTCGATGGGGTGAAACTCTGCGCGATGCTCCCAGACCAAATCCCTCACGAGGTCTGTTGTTCCTGGCTGATTAAGCCTGGGGTCAAAGTCCAACTCATGCTCGCCCACATACTCAGGACACCCAGACCCTCCGATTATCTCAATCACATAGCTAGCCATTTCTTACTCCTTCGTTTTCTCAACGTTTAAGTGTTGAGTTCTTGTTGATCGTCCTCTACTGGTTCCCACTCTCTGCCCATGAGGTTGATAACCTCGTCGTCTCCATCGGGCATGACCATCATCCTCAACCACCCAAACTCGTGGACCCATCCAACAACGGTGCCCCTCGGCTGCTCAGCTAGAGCCGTAATGCAAACTCGTGAGCCAAGCTCAGGACGAGTGTCGCTACTCCAAACGAGGTAGTCGGTGGGAGCCTTCCACGTTGCCGGGTCTTGATTCTTATGCTCGTCCTTTAGCTCGCGAAGGACGGGCACATCTGGCAGTGGCTTGGCAGCCACAGTCAGGTAGACATACCCGCAACTCATGTTCGTGTTAGCGGTAGCCTTAATGAACCAGTCTTCGTACAAGACAACCTCGCCTGACTTTGTTGGGTCTAGCTCTCCTCTCGCCCTGGCCTCTGTGAAGGCTGTCGTTAATATGCCTGGGAGAATCGGGTCCATAACACCCTTGAACGCTACCAACGCTGCCTTGTCTTTGTCGGTAGCCTCTTTGGATGTCGGCGCACCCCTCAAGTACCAAGTCTGCCTGTCGTTAAGAAGGCCAATGCTTTGACCGTCATCAATGCCGCGAGCGCCCCACGCAATCTCGCCGCCTTCTGCAATTGCAGGTCCGTATCCAAATGAAAACATGATCACTCCTTCGTTTTCTCAACGTTTAAGTGTTGAGGTTTGTGCCCTTAGAGGGCAGTGAATCCCCAGTAAAACCTGGGGCTGTGTTGAAACATGAGCGCACCCTCCACGCCGTCACTCTTACGGCGCACCATCATGAAGGGAGCGGCGAACGAGGTGACCTCGAATTGTTCGCGGATCTCATCGGAGTCGTACACAGTGCCGTGACGTTTCTCCAAGGCTTCACGCTCGGCTGCGTTGCCGTTGATCTGAGAGACCATGACTCGCCTAAGCGGTTCGGTTACGTCTGTCATGCCTCCTCCCTTGGGTCCGGGAAGGACACTGTGTTCCCGTCTTCATCGACGCGCGTGCCTGTTCGGGTATGGGTCCAGTCAGCCTCGTACTGCTCCCTGGTGTGCCTGGGTCCGTTGTCACGCTCGATATTCAGTTCAGGCATAGGGGTGAACTCGTCACCACGTCTCCTGCTCCGGGTGATCAGGTCCTCCATCCACGTCCAGAAGTTGGGGTCGTTAACGTGTAGCTCGGTGTAGTTCGCACACATCCCGCCAAGCTCCCTCACCATGATGGACGGGCCGTTCGCCGTGAACCCTCTACTTGAGAACTCAGGGAAGTGACAGAACTCCCCATCCCTGAGCAGCCAGACCGTGCGCGCGTTGCCTTCACAGGTCCACTTCATGTGGGGTGTTTCGGTTCGGTTGACCCACTCTGCGTGGGCCTCGTTCGTCATCGGGGCAACCCACGACTTCTTTCGCTCGTACTCCCAATAGTTGTCGCTGGCCTCTCGCGCCTCCTTTTCAGACCCGTACCCGTCGATCTCTGTGCCGTCTGAGGAGATGACTCTCCACCCTCTATTTGCTTTACTCATAGCGAACACCTCGTTTCTTCATCAATTCTCTGGTCAGTCTCGTCTTGCTCTTTCATCCTGCGAAGGTCTCCTTCCGTCTCGACCATGTAGAAGGAGACATCGTTGAACATCCACTCGATGTTCCTTTGTCTCCCCCAGTAGTCTCGGTGGACGAAGGCGTCGAGAGCCCCGTATTTATCTCTATCCCCGTACCACTCTGTACGGGCCACATCGAACAGCGGTGTTATCTGGCGCTGGGTCCTAACGTCTGCACGGATCCAGACCTGCTGGTCTTCCTTCCCTTGGGTGATGGACACCATCACCCGGCCCTCAACCCCAGCGCCCACAAGCAGCGCAAGGACTTGTTGTGTTGATGCAGCTAGTCGAGCTATCTCAACCATCGTGTTCAGCGCGTTCTTTTCTCTGTCAGCCATTGTTTTCTCCTTCTGGTTTCTCAACGTTTAAGTGTTGAGAATTGGCAGGCGCGAGTCCTGCTCAGTGAACGAATCGCCCGACACATTCAGGCGAACCATTGAGTAGTAAGGAAGACGCTGCGTCCACGCATGTAGATCGAAGGACTGCTCCCCGGATCTCTTCTGGTGGATTGCCACGTTCCCTTGCTGTGCATAGCAGCCACCAGCGCAGTCACTTAGTGCCTTCTTTCGTGCTGGCCCATGCGATGCAAACAACACCACCACCACCTTTGCTGGCGGTGTCTTCATGCATGCCTTGCAGTCGGCGCAGCCCATCTTCAACACGGATCTCTGCGCTGGACATGCCAGTGGGCTGAACGACTCCGCGTTTCCGTATGACCTGAACTGCTCTCGGTATGAGGCTGCCTCTTTCTCGGTAAATCCCTTCCCGTCAGCGCTAGACACCACCACAGCAACCGTGCGCCAGCCAAGGGCCACAGCTTCTGGGATCTCTTCCGGGCTGTTCAGCGAGGCTACAAGCCCCACGTTTGGAGGAAGATCCTCTCGCCACGCGCACACCTCAGGCTCTCGCCATGCGTGGGTGTACGTCCAAGACTCAAGGTCTGGCCTTGCCTCGAACGAGCGCACCACCTCACTGCGAAACAGTGCGCCACCATCGGCCTCTCTCATGCCGCTCGTGATGCTCTTGTTCATAAGCGAGCAGCTTTGTGGGCATGTTGCGCCCACTGGCCTGTAGTGTGAATAGACCAGTCGTCCCGGCCCTCTCTGAGCCTGGAACTTTGCAATAACAGTTGGGCTCTTAGTCCCTTTTCCAAGTACTTGCGTCATGGTTTCCCCTTCCTTGACGTTATGTATGTATTCTACCACAAGGGTTGCACGCTGTCAACCCAGCTAATTACTCAACGTTTATGTGTTGAGTTCTTTCCTTCCACATGGCGATTGCCTTCGGCAGTGTGAGCGTATCTTCACCGTCTTTCCTCACCCTGTATCTCCCGTCCTGGATAACACAGGGAATGGTCATGCCGTCCCTGGCTGCGTTGAGGATGTTCATTGTGGTTCGCAGGCTCGGAACGATCCTCGTGCCGTCTAGGAGCCTGTGGTCAAGCCTCTTGTAAATCCACCACGCCAGCACCCTGGATGAGTGCTTATGACCGACCAACTCCTGAGGGACTGGTAGGTATGTTGCGAAGTTCATGCTTCCTCCTTTCTGGCGTTCCCGCTGCCAATAACCTGCTCTTCCTCAAGGGCAGAGATGAGGGCCTTGATTGCGTCAAGCACCTTGCTGCTGTTGCCGCTGCTGGCTATCAGACAGCGCCATGCCTCGTAGTCGGTGTGCTCGTCCATCAAGGTCTCTATGTCGCCGGAATCGCTATAGCCAAGGTCCACCACTGCACCCCACTGGCGAATAGAGTTCTCGGCTAGCTCGAAGAGATCCTCCCCGCCGTCACCTACCTCTTCGACAAGTCGATCCCATAGTCTCGCAGACTCAACCACGTCCTCTGAGGACGCACCCATGTCCATCTCCTGTAACAGGTTGGCAGCGTCATCGAGAGACTTGCGTAGCTCACTCGTATAGATCTCCGCTGCAGTAACTAAATCCAACACCTTTTTCGCATCGTTCATGTCTCACTCCTTCTTTTCTCAACGTTTATGTGTTGAGAATTGTTAGTCGGTTACACAATCGGGGCAGACCCCGTCTTCCAAGTGCTCTTTGAATGTCCACTCCTTGCAGACAGGGCAGCACACGTCTCCCAATTCCCAGCACCCAAGGCAGGTTCCTTCCTCTAGCCTGCTGGGCGCTGTTAGCTTTTCGCACCTCACACACGGCTCACAGTCACACTGCTCCGTACCGCTAGCGTGGTACTTCCCTCCGCAGTCCGAGCATGTGCCGTAGTAGTTCCCCCAATCAGGGGATAGGTTGCTCATGCTTCCTCCTTTGACGCGGCTGCCTCCTGGCAGGGGCGACAGAACTGGTAGTCGATATTGGCAGAGAGTCCGATCACCTCCGCCCCTATCCTGCCGCTCTCGCCGCACAGAGCCTCTCCACGGGCACCGTAGCTATCCCCAGCCTCAGAATCACAAGCGTGCATGAGGACCAGGGCGCGATGATGGTTAGAGCGGACGGACGCGAAGCGGATAAGGCTGTGGCCCCACGGGAGGTTGATGTCTGGGGGCGTCTCCTCGAACAGGTCGTATGCGCGGTCAAAGGTCTTGCGTATGGGTGTCATTTTCTTGCTCATGCTTCCTCCTCCCCATCGGCAGCCTGCCAGTCTCGTATCGCATCAGCGAGCGGGCTGTAGGCACCGATGTAGATCTCGTTATTGCGAACTGATAATTTGTTTGCCACTCGCCCTACGAGACTGCAGCGTGCCGTGCCGCTGATCTCCAGCCCACCGTGGTTCCCAGGCTCGTGCGGGATCAAGGTCGGCCACTTCATGTCGGCTAACAGCTTGAGGATCCCCTTCGCTGCCTCGTCCTTGCTTTTCATGCTTCACTCCTTTCTCAACGTTTAAGTGTTGAGTTTTGTTAATCACACTCGCTTGATCAGTGTTCGCTTGCCGTCTCGCACACGCCACACGCTGCCTCGCCATAGGTTGATCCCCATAGCGTGGAACTCACCGCTAAAGCTGAGCTTGAATCTCTTGCCGGATCGGTCCACTCCAGTCACATCGTAGGTGTCCTGTGATCGCTCATAAATCATCTTCATCCCACCCCCTGGTAGCTCTCGTTCCACGGTCGCACGTCTCGCGTGCTTGTTATGCACCTCCCAATCCGCTGCCTCGACGGCTTCGATGTGCCCTTGCCTGCCGTACTTAGAGAACCGCGTAACGCAATCCCCATCTCGGTACATGGTGACGATGTATCTGTCGGTCATGTCAGCCCCCCATCTCGGCAGCGAAGGCCGCAGCTATGGCACATTGTTCGACTGGATCAAGCTGTTGCCACCAATGCGCGGCCTTGTCGTCGTTGTTCAAGTCGAGGCGACCAGAGGGCTCTTCTACTGTGCCGTTGCTCCCATCCCCGCCTAATGGGGTTGGGTTGTTAGCAGCGGACAGGATGTCGTAGAGTCGCGAGCAGAGCTTAGTCCACTCTCCGTAGCTGTCTGGTAGGTGCTTGCCGTAGTCAAGGCACTCAGCCACCTCGTCGGCAGTCCAGAACTCCAGGCCACTTGGCATGGTTGTGTTGGCTGATTGTTCATCGCTCATTGTGAATAACTCCTGGCCTCTGGGAGGACTGTATTGACAGTAAAGAAGTGCTCGCAGTGACACGCCATTGGTCTGACTAAGATTTCGTGGAACTGGTTTAGTTTTGACAGGTCTATGTTGTGTTCGTTCATCATCATCTTCACAGCGATAACAGCGGCCTCGAAGGGTGTCCCAGCCTCAATTGACCAGCACCAAGCAGAGTTTCTTAAGACACGGCGACACGCTCCTGTGTTTTGTTCGACACGGAACGTCCTTGGGGTTCGTAGTTCACGGTTCATGATCTCTCCCAAACCAGTGCTAGCTGGCGACCGAATAGGTGGATGAAGATGTAGCCCGTCTCGTCGAAGGACCACAGGTTATGGAACACGCCAAACTGCGTGAGCCCACGTGCCTTGTATGGCTTTGCTATTACCCTCATCGGCGTGCCCTCCTGCTTGCCTCGCGACGTGCTTGTCGTTCGTACTGTCTCTCCCTTCGTTGTTCCCTTTCCTGTCGCTGTTGCTTTGCCTCCAACTGTCGGGCACGTCTCCAGTTTGTATCTCTCATGTCTCACTCCTGGTTTCTCAACGTTTAAGTGTTGATCTCGGGGGGCCTCGCGTAGCGATAGAGGCTTTCCACCACCATCGCAGCGACGGACCCCGGCGTGTGTGTCTCGTACCTGTACCCTCGGGGTGCGTTGCCTTCGTAGTGTGCGAGGCCGTTGAAATCGACCCAGCGAACCGTTCCTCCATTGGTGTAGTTCCAGTAGATGCGGATGATGCACCGTTCCTCCTTCACCCCGTGGCAGGTAACGACAGGTAGGTAAAACTCGTGGGCTGGCACCTCAAAACCCCCTGCCCAAACCCTGTAGTGGGGGTTGAACGTGTAGACAACCTCCACTTCAGCCAGCGCTGGGTCTTCCGTCACAGCATCCAACGCCGCCTGACTGATTCGGTCAAAACGCATTCTCGGGGTCTCATGGTCTATAAACACGACACTCATTTTTCTTCTCCTTGTTTCTCAACGTTTATGTGTTGAGTTCTTGTTGTTAGTAGCCACCGGGAAGGTCGTCATCGATCCTCAAGGTTGCTTCCCTGGAATCGACAGACGCGAAGAACGCAGCCCGTACCAGCGCCAGCCCGTATGACCCTTGCGGAACATTGGACTCAGGCAGGATGCTGTAGCGTGCTGTGGTTGGTGGACTCTCGCAGCGACAACACGCGCTATCGCTCCTCACCCTGCACAAAACTTCGTCCGTTGTTTCCAGACAACTAAGACAGGCGATGCTTGTTTCGTTTGGATTGAACATCGGTGTTTTCTTCTCCTATTTTCTCAACGTTTATGTGTTGAGAGTTATCTATAGAATCGAGCGGTGGGATGGATTTGCAGTACCTTTGCTTTGGCCTGCTCCCTGTGTCCTGCGCGAAGCACGCCGTCTACGTTCCCGCCTTCGTCGGCAAACCAGTAGAGGGGTGCACCGCAGCCGAAGTAGGTTCCGTTCCGGTCGTAGCCGCCGCTATTCAGGTAGGAGCGCCGAAGGGTCATCTTCCCCTCAGGCTCTCCGTTGCTGATCGTTGGCCGTCCAAGTGCAGCGCCACGGCTCGGGTTGCCGCACCATCCCATCGGATCGTTGTCTTTGTAGTCGGGCATCATTCACTCCTGTTTTCTCAACGTTTATCCGTTGAGAATTGGCTGGCTCAGGGCGTACCTCGCCCACTCATTACAATCTATCACAATGCTTGACACATGTCAAGCTGTGTATGTGTATCAGTAACAGTCGGACCAGTGTTCCCC